CCAACTAAAGAATAGTCATAAGCCTTTCTATGTTCACCGATACCAAGAGCTGCTGTCCCATCGATATCTACTATTATAGCATTTTTCATTTGTTCTTACTCCTTGTTATTAAATTATACGTGGTAATATGTGTCATCTTAAGAGGGCATCATGATTCAAACCTGACCATTCAGTCTCATATATTAACATCGTTACAAAATATCAATATAGATGTGTAACACACAGTGATTACCACGGGGTTCCCTTTATTATATAAGGGAATTATAAATCACATGTTAGTGAGCTGTGACGGGACTTGAAGATTACCCGAAAGCATGTAGTACAGCGTTCACTTGTTTCATCATTAGACTGTCGTCATATACCTCATATCTATTTGGCCATAGATACATTAGTACTACCTATCATAGGTTAATGATTTAATAGTCTACCTGTCGCTGAACAGTATTTATGTAGACCCAAGCGAGAAAGACTCTTCTCTTTTAGTTATTACTACTCTACTACTTATGACGCTGATTAGACTGCTACTTATCATTTGATAAGCTAGCGACTACAACGTCTGTCACAATACCTGACCACGTCCTTCTATTATGGTTCACAGGTTTCACAAATGTAATAACATAAAGGAGCTACCTTTACATCACTACCTCACTAACAATATCTATTCATAAAGCTTCTCCTAATTAACTGTAAATGTGTAGCAATAAGGAGATAAAAGCGTTGCATTATAAATAGAATTATAATAATATGTCCCAATGAGGTTAAGTAGATGATAAGAACTTTTGGTAGTTATCATCATACTTGCTCTTAATTATAATACTACTGAACATCTATCACTTGACTCGTAAGCGAAGGTTAAGATGTTGCTTTCATATTATAACAGGGACATTAGTTGCGGAAACAGGAGTCGAACCTGCTGTCTTCTGGTTATGAGCCAGACGTGTAAACCGTTTCACTCTTCCGCTATAGAATTAATTTAAATACTCATCATCATAGTCATCATCATCATAAGTAGTACCATAGACTAGTTCTAATACTGGTCCAATAGTAAGAGCTACAACACATATCCATAATACTATTAATGGTTTATAGTTGTAACCTAACAAGTAATGTGATACTAATAAGATAGTAATACAAGCAAGTAATAAGAGGCTTGCTATCCTCATTTGTAATGGATTCATCTGTTCTGTTCCTTATATCAGTTAGTTTTAAAGTATCCTAACAACAAGGCAATAGACTTGCTATCACCTTGTGCTAGGTCAGTTACAGTATGATTGAACTGAACATCATCATACGATGTAGCTTTAGTTGGATGTTATGGTAATTTATGTAACCACCGACAGTACACACAGTCTATCAAGACTATGACAAAGCCTATTTCATCATCTACCCTCTTTCGAAAAGTAGAATGGCTACTTCATACAACAAGGCATATTTAATGTCTTACCTAGGACAATTCTGTTTAGGACACGTTTATTTATATATATCACGTGTATATGGGTATATTGAGCCCCTTTCCCTTGACACCCCGAAGGATGCCAAAGGAAGTAGTTCAAGTGCTTTAAGCGTTGAGTTGCGTTGCCTCGCTGGTTGAATCAGCCTTGTAGTTTGCACCACAATAGGTAACCTCACCCGTTTTCACATTCATCATCAACTCATCATAGCCCTCTTCCACATAGATGTCATACATCTCTTCAGTCATCTCCCAGCACCAGATAGGTTGAACATCTTTAGCACCTTGACTAGCTACTGGTGACCAAGTACCCACTTGACCATTAGGAAGTTGAATCTTCTTCTTTGGAGTAGCTGTGAAGAAGTAGCAAGACTTAGCCTCGCCTGTTGCTTTCTCTACCCACTCATTCAAAATCAAAAACATCTTTACCATAGTTTACATCTCCTTGTTGTTAGCATTGTAGCGATTTCAACCAAAGTTAACCCAATTCGAAATCGCAAAAATCAATTGGGGTGGGTATAGCTTCTGAATATAGTTGTATAACATTTTGTGGTAATTTTTGAAACTAGTCCTTGTATATGTGATACTAGTCACATTATATTGGAAAGTTGTATGAGGCAATATTTTATATATTATCACCCTTTGAGTACCCCTGCAATGGTTCTGCTTCGAGGGTCAGACGTTGGTTTTACTCTCCATATAGGATAAAGAGTTTTTCACCTACAGCCTCCTAAATTGTTTTAATATAAATTTTAGTATGGGTCGATAGAGTTTACCCTATGAAGTCAAGATGAGATTGAGATTGTCCCCTTGAGACTAAATAAGCTTGGCTTACTGAAAGTAAGCTCTTAGTGTACTGGCTAAAAGGAAATTTAAAATTAAATAGTTTTCTCCTCAGGGGGACTCCTACGCCCAATATTGCACGCAAATAAGATTTTGAGAATCTCATTTGCTTTTTGTATATTTTAGTTATGGATAAAGATAAAAAAGGTAATGTTGTATATACGTTAAAGATATGTTTTAATCCTGATACTGACGAGATAGAGTACATAGCTGAGGGATTTGATGATAGTTTTAACTTTACGCCCATAAACCCATTTAACTTAGATAAGGATTATACTGACGCAATTACTTCTGAAGATATGGAAGCAATACAGGAGTTATATGATATTGAAAAAGACTAATGAGGCAATATACAGTAAATAAATTTAAACATTCGGTATACGAAGAAGACGCTGAAGTTCCGTCTAATATAACAGTAATAGAGGATTGGCGTAAAGGTAATATAGGAGATTGGGTAAGAGCAGACGATGATTGTGTTATCCAGATACTCCGTAAAGGTAAGATGCTTAGAAAGAAAGGTACTCGGTATTATGTAGGAACATGTACTGGTACCTTTTTAGTTTTACCTAAAACAAAGATGGATACAGACCGTAGGTCTAATATATACTCTTTTGGTGGGCATGAAACACCTGAAGAGGTAGTAAAGAATAGAAAAGATTTAACAGCTAATGAGGAACTTTTTGTTAAGTTTATGGCTATAGATAAAGATATGCCAGAAGAAGCGTATGTAAAAGCGTTTCCTACTAATAATAAAAGGTACGCTAGAGTAAAGGCTGCAAACCTTTTGCAAACTGAGAGGATAAGAACTCGCATGAAAGAAGACTTGAAACCAACTTTAGATGAATTAGGTATAGATGATAGGATGGTATTAAGTGGTATTAAAGATGAAGCTGTAAATGCTGAGAAGTCAGATACTAGACTTAAAGCTTTATTTAAACTATCTGATATACTTGATTTAGAAGATAAGAATTCTGCTAAAGTGCAACAAATTACAGGAGTCCAGTTTCAAGGATTAACTGATGAAATGATTGAACCAGTTGAACCTAAGAAACTCAATAAGTGATTGAAGAGGTAATTAGCTTATGGCTAATGTTAATTTTAATAACGTATCTAAAGCTGAAGAAGCATTAAAGCTAGCTAGCAAGGATTTAATTGCATTTGGGAAGCTTTTTCTTCAAGACGATTTCTTGAGGAGTGAAACTCCTCCTTTTCACTATGAGATAGCAGATACAATTTGCAACGATGAAAATAAACAAGTTGCTATAATACTCCCTAGGGGTCATGGGAAGACAGTTATGACTAAGTGCGATATACTTAAGTCCTTCTGTTTCACTCAGACCCCTTTGTTCTATGGATGGGTATCTGCAACTGCTAAACTTGCTACTGGTAATATGGATTATATAAAATACCATATTGAATTTAACGAAAGGATTCAGTATTACTTTGGTAACTTAAAGGGTAATAAATGGACCGAAACTGATGTGGAGTTAACTAATGGATGTAAACTTATTTCGAAATCGAATATCTCAGGGATACGAGGTGGTGCAAAACTACATAAAAGGTATGACCTCATCATTTTGGACGACTTTGAAGATGAGAACAATACCATCACCCCTGAAGCTCGTGCAAAAAATTCCAATCTTATCACAGCTGTTGTCTTTCCTGCACTTGAGCCTCATACTGGTAGGCTTCGCATTAACGGTACTCCTGTACATTTTGATAGTTTTATTAATAACCTTATTGTCAATCATGAACAATCAAAGAAAGAGAAAAAAGACTTCTCCTGGAAAGTGGTTCTAAAAAAAGCTATTGAAGATGATGGCACTATGCTATGGGATTCATGGTTTGGTGCTAAAGAGATGGAGCGTAAAAAGAAGTTCTATGCTGATTCAGGACAGCCACAAAAGTTTTATCAAGAATATATGATGGAAGTGCAGAGTGAAGATGATGCTATGTTTACTCGTGACCATATAAGATATTATAATGGGAACTTTATGCACGATGAAGAGTCAGGTATAGGATACCTCATTCCCGATAACGGGGATGCACAGCCCGTGAATATATATGTAGGCGTAGACCCTGCAACTGATAGTGCACGAAGAGAAGCTGACTATAGTGTATTACTTGCAGTTGCTGTTGATTTAAATAATAATATTTATATACTAGAGTATTTAAGAAAAAGAGGCATACCAGTATTGGGTATTCCAGGAGAAGCTAAGAAGGGAATTGTAGATTATATATTTGATTTTGCGTCTAGGTATCACCCACAGCTATTTACAATAGAAGATACTGCGATGAGTAAGCCAGTATTCCAAGCTCTTAGAGCTGAGATGCGTAGACGTAATAATTTTGATGTGCGTTTTAAGGAAGAACTACCTGGGACTAGACTATCTAAAA